GTGAGTGCAACCCAGACCACACGAAGTGGTTACTCTAACTCTGACGTGTCCCTGACGGATACCTCTGAGTCTTTCGGTCTTCCTGCTACTGCTGACCTGATGTTTGCTCTGATCTCTAGTGAAGAACTGGAACAGATGGGACAGATCATGGTCAAACAGTTGAAGAACCGATACAACGACCCCACCATGTACCGTAAGTTTGTGGTGGGTGTTGACCGTGCTAAGATGCGTCTCTATGACGTCGAACAAACCGCACAGACTGATATCCTCGATAATCGCCCAACTAACAGTTATGACGATGAGGAATCTAAGTTCAAACCCAAAGCTTCATTCGCTGACTTCTCTTTCTGATTATGAGTGACTTGAATTTTTAATGGACTTTCCTGTAATAATACCAGATGTTTTACCTGTTGATGTATTCTATAACCTACAGGAAGACATAAAATATCTATGTTATGAGGCACAAAGTCGTGACAACACACCTATATTCTGGGGTATTGATGCAGACACCTGCAAGAATACACCCAGTTTAGATTTAGTTACCTCATATGTGACCCTTAAAATTACTAGACATAGTAATTATCATGTACAGTATAAACTCAGGAAGGTAAATGGGGCAACAGCTAATATGGCAGGCAGTACCTTTCATCCGGATGTTATAGATGAATCATCCTTGTCATTTGTTCTTTACACCGCACCTCATTGGGATACCCAATGGGGAGGAGAGACCGTAATCCAAAAACCAGATGGTAGTTACTTCTATTCTCCATACGTACCCAACTACGGTGTACTGTTTCCCTCCCACTGGGAGCATTATGGGGCATCACCCAATGCCCACTGCCCCAATCTAAGAACTAGTATTGGCTTTGTCTATGAGCTATGTTATAATAGACCCATCGCAACCCCCTAAATTATGAGTAACGTAGACTTTAACCGATACCTGACATTCGTTGATGGTGTCACCAGTAAACCCTCCCAGGATACCGAGGCATTCGTGTACCGTGTCCAGGAACTGAAGGGTGAAGGATGTGAGATCCAACGTCTTCTGACTGCCTCTGTGGGTATCTGTGCAGAGGGTGGTGAGTTCATGGAGATCGTGAAGAAGATCGCATTCCAGGGTAAGCCCTACACCGAAGAGAACGTCTTCCACATGAAACGTGAACTCGGTGACATCATGTGGTACATGGCTCAGGCATGTATTGGTCTCGGTGTGTCATTTGAAGAACTAGTGGAGATGAACGTGGAGAAACTCCAGGCTCGTTATCCTGGTGGTTCCTTTGACGTCCACTACAGTGAGAACCGTAAGGAAGGTGATCTGTGAAGTTTGACCTAGACATGGAGGACTTCATTATCCTCCAGAACGCCATCCACTACTATAAGCATGTGGAGAAACGGGGTAACTTCAAACAGTATGACATTGAGAGGTGTGAAGCCCTCCGTGATAAACTAGCACAACAAGTGATGAATTATGAAAACCAAACCCAAGATGATCAAAGTGGAAGTGACTCCTGAACAGGCAGTCGCACTTCTCATGATGTTGGAGGCAGAACAGAAGGACTACACCACAGATCCTACCTGTACTCCCACCCGTATCGTGGCTATCCGTGAGCTGATGACAGTACTGGATAAGAAGCTCGATGACCACTATGAGTATGAAACCTCTGGAAAATGATACCTAACGTCCTAGATTTTGTCAAAGTCTATCGTGGGATCGTAGATGAAGAACTCTGCGATCTCATTTTAGAAGAATACAGAGACTCTAAAGAGTGGAGACAAGCGGAAACTGGTGGTGGGGTCAATGACCATCGCACCTGTTATTCAATAAGTCTCAGTTCTGAGAACACAAATGATCGGCAGAAGTACATTGATGATGAATTATTCAAGTGTGCTAGTGAAGTGATCAACCGATATCGTGAAGATCATCCTAATATTATTGTTTCTGAAGATACCGGTTATGACCTTTTACGGTATGAAGTAGGTCAGTACTATAGGGAACATACTGATTCCTCATGGGGAGAGGGGTTTCCCAGATCCCTCACCGCATCCTTCCACCTGAATGGTGATTATGAGGGAGGGGAGTTCGGATTCTTCAGTGGGGAACATAATATTCGTTGTGGTAAGGGTGATGTACTTGCATTCCCATCCAACTTCATGTTCCCTCACCAGATTTACCCGGTGACAAGTGGTACACGATACTCTATCGTGACCTGGTATCGGTAACAAAACATTAAGGCCCTTGACAATACCCAGTCAGGGGTCTTATATTATGGACATCCAAGAGGACACAATGACGATTTCAAAGGTCTGGCATCAGTACGGGGACTATGAACGGTTCCACATTGAAGAGAGCCGGTTCAACCTCTTCACATCAGTTACTGAGTCGGGTATTAAAATGGTCACAGGACTGACCTATGACATCTGTCTGGAAATGACAGAACTCCATCAGATCTGTACTGCCCCAGACTACGACGGCAGATATGACATTGCCAAGTTTGACGGTACTGTGGGTGGTAAACTGTGATGTTTGGATGGTTTCGTCGTAACAAGAAGCAACAGGAAGACGAAGGGTTGGATCTGATGGTTCACCTCAAGTGTAGGTTCTGTGACTACCATGTGCATGGTATCGATAAGTGTCAAACCCTTGTAGACCATGTGTGGCACACTCACGGGGTTCCATCTTCCATCCGACTCAACGGTAAGACCTACATGAGTGGCCCAGAAAATGGGACACTTCGTCTTCTGGCGAGGCTAATTTCTATGCCTTGATTCTCTAAATATTACACACCCAAATCGACACCGGAACATCTTGATTCCAGAACAAATTATGACTCTCAGAACTATCTGAGATACAATAGGGGTGGATGGCCGATATACACGCAAGTAGTCTCAAACTACTGTCAGTCGAGTGTATCGGTTTACTGTATATTACTCTCCTCATGTTCCTACAATGTTCCCATCGATTCTCATGCGAGGCGTCGCTGGCGCCTTCACTGTTTTTGTCGTTACCCTAGGTGCATACCTTCCTGGTGATGGCTGGATCACAGGATTACAATCAACAAAACTAACAACAGCAATCTACAATAACAAAAGGAAGAAGAAACCAAAGGCGAAACAACCTGAGATTCACTTTCCTGCATCTGAAGTAAAGATATATGACAGTACCGGGAAAGGTCAATTTCCCGGTATTACACTGAATAGGTAAGTAAAGGACTCTATGCCCAGGAAGAAGAAACCAACTGTGGATGCGGATCTGATCCTCAGATCCCTCCCAGAACCCCCTGAGGGGTGGTATCACTCTGTAGAGGTGTACTCCACCACAACCTGGAAGGTGTGTCTTCACCACCCTCCTGTGTACTCATACAAGGCCGATCCGGTCGTGACTGTGTGGGGTTTCGTTAAGAAGACAGGTAAGATCCATCGTCCTAAGGACTTCCATAGGCCAACCCCAGAAGTGGTTGGCAATATACTTGACGAACTGGCCCTAAGCCCCTATACTTCTATTATTCCAACCAAGACAGTACTAACTGACTGATGCTTAAGTTCATCCTTCCTCTCCTTCTCCTCACCCCCATGGGTGTTCAAGCCTCATCCATGGAGGAAACCGTGGGTGCCGTTGAGGTCTGTCCTGGTGTCTTGCGGGTACAGATCATGGAGCGTGGTAAGCTCTATGAGTTCTATGAGTCAACTGACAAGTATCAAGCTCCTGGTGAGAAAGAACTTGTCTGTGAGAAGTACTTCGAGTTCCCTACTAAGTAATTTTATCTACCACCTTTCTGTTTAATTATGGAAACCTCCGAACTGGTACAGTACACGGATCCAACTGTGATGAGAGTGTTTTTGACGGTATTCATCACCAGTTTCCTGATGAGTTTGTTAAAGGCTTGTAAGGGAGGTTGACAGAGGGGTAAACCCATTATATTATGATCATTGATTACACAGACAAACTGATGGACATTGTGAATGTTTCCCTCCCGTCGAAGGACTGGAAACTGATCTGTTCCACTCTCCGTGAGTACACCAAGGTTCGTAGAGAGGAACTCTCCACAATGAATGTTGGTGACCGTGAGTGGGAAGAAGTGAACCACATCAATTCAATTGCTAATGACCTAGAGTACTATGTCATTGCAGATTACAAATCATTCGACCGTTGATCATGGAAGACAGTAGCCTCGACCTCTTCGAAGAAGAATTCTGGAGTGAAGTCAAAGAGTATGCAGAGAAGGTGGGTCTCCCCCTTTCATACGTAGAAGATGAGTTCATCATCCTAGGAGAGTTAGTTAAGATGTGATACAAATCCCCCACAAGGGGCATTTATCCTTTATCATTATAGTATCAACTAACCAATCGTATGTCACGAACCGAACGTCTGTCCCACGAGGAAGAGATCCAACTCACCCGTAGGTTGACCAAATATAAGGAAGAGGGTAACGACAAGATGTACCGTCGTACCCTCGATCGTCTTGTAACCCACAATCTGGGTCTGGTGAACAAGTTGGTGAGTAAGTTCCCCATGAGGAGTGCCAACTGTTCATTCGATGACCTGTTCCAAGAGGGTGTCGCTGGTCTGATTCATGGTATCCGTAAGTTCGACCCAACCCGAGGTTATCGCCTTTCTACATACGTTTACAATTGGATCTCTGTTTATGTTCGCCGGTATTATCAGAATCACGGCCGCACTGTTCGTCTGCCTATTCATGTGGCAGATCGTCAGTATCAGTTGAAACGTAAGATCGAAGAGTTGACAGAGGAACTGGGCCGTACCCCTTCTGCTGAGGAAATCTCACAACTTGATAAGGACTCAGATAAGATCCTGTCCTCTATGAGGAACGTGGTTTCTCTCAATGGTCTTGTGGGTGAGGACACTGAACTGTCTGATCTCATCATGGATGAGAAGGAATACAAGTATGATCAGTTCTATGACTGTGACATGATTCTCGCCAATGTGAGGGGTCAGATCTCCCGGCGTGACTTTGACATCGTTATGAAGAGATTCGGTATGTTGGGAGATCAACCTATGACCCTTAGTGAGGTCGCTGATGAGTACAAGATTACACGTGCTCGTGTCCACCAGATTGAGAAGGGTGTTCTGAGGAAAATGAAGGAGGTTGTAAAGGGTTGATACCCGTCCATAATAATTACTTTACAAATTATATAAATACTACTACCATGTTGTTCAGTTAGTTTTCCCATTTATGAGAAAATCAATCAGTTCCATCCTGACCCAGTCAGCCATCGAGGCACTGGTGGTCTCCCTGGTGGTAACTGGAGTTTACTGGATGATGTTACGATAGTATAAGTCGACTTGACCACCACCTATGTCCACCCTATACTAAAAGGAGATAAAAAACACACATGACTGTTACCTGGACTGAAGACGAGAAGAAGACTCTCAAGTGTCAGATCTTTGAACAGGGTATCACTCCCGATACCTTTGATGATAAGGAGTGTC